AGTTAAGCCATACTCATCACATAGCCACTGAATGATTCTGGCATCAGATGCTTCATCTAAGCGACCGAAATACTTTTCGATTTTGGCTTTTGTATCTAACATTTTTGCACTTTGTTGTTCTTTTTCCATATATTACTCCTTATAATGCCTTGTTAAACTTAGACTCCATTTTCAACTTATTATCTTTCTTTCGATAAAAATTTTGATATGTGTATTCTAACATATCACCATTATCGTCTTTCCAAGCCCAAGTCTTACCATCTTGGGATTGGGCCCATTCATTTGATTTAATTTTTGGGAAAAATACATTTCCCTCTTTTAGAATTTTATGAACTACCGTTGCATGAATACAGTCACACACATCCATAAATTCTTCATAAATTTGACCGCCGCCGATTACGTATACGTTTGCCAAATTTAATCGTTTAATTTCATCTAAGACTTCTTGCTTAGAATGAAATATTTTTACATTTGATCCAGGATATTTAGGAACGTAGTTTTTATCCCTAGTTATAACCCAGTGGGTTCTATGTGGCAATAAGCCAGGAAGACTCTCAAAAGTCTTCCTGCCCATTACAATAGTGCAACCTAAAGTGCGTTGTTTAAAACGCTTTAAGTCTGCCGGAATTTTTACTAACAGTTCGTTGTCTTTACCAATATGGCGTCTTGCATCATAACATACGATCATCGAAATCATAATAATAATCTCCTACTAGAAATATAAATTAAAATAAAATATTATACTGCTACTTCCATAGGTCGTTTAGGACCAGGTGTATAGTCTTCTAAAATTATATCGTCAATTGAGAAATCATAGAAGTCTTTGATTTCAGGGTTTAGTTTCAATTTAGGATATTGTCTTTCGTCTTTTCTGACTACATCATTCGCATAGATTTCTTTTAATTGTTTCATTAAAGTATCTTTATGGTTAGAGTAGATATGGGCATCATTAATGAAATGATACAAATTACCAGGCTTAAGACCTGTGCATTGTGCAATCATACAAACTAAAACTGCATATTGTAAAGTATTGAATGGCACACCTAAACCAACATCGCCAGATCGTTGGATTAGTGTGCAGTTCAAATATCCACGATAAACACTCCATAGTGTTTCATACGCACATGGTTGGAGAGCCATATCATCAAGATCTTCATTATTCCATAATGTAACCACCATACGGCGATTATATGGATCTTCTTTAAGAGTTTTGATCAATTTATTTACTTGATCAAACTTTCTTAATTGATATCCATATGCCTTACCAATAGTTCCATCTTCATGCATCCATTCATCCCATACATGAACTCCCATTTCTTGAAGCTCGCGTACATCATTGGACTGCTTTTGCCAAATCCAAAGCATCTCTTTTACAGCTGTTTTGAATGCCACAAATTTAGATCCAAGAATAGGCATAACCCCTTTACTTAGATCCACTTTAAAATGAACCTGAGGAATCGAAATAGCATCAATTCCTGTTCTGTTAGGGTGATTTTCACCCGCACTGATAATCTCATTTAGAAGACCACCATACTGGTAGTCATAATCAGTCATGATCATTACTGTAACTCTCCTATTTTCTTAACAATTAACCAAATAGTATAAAATACAATAATACAACCATCCACTAATACGCAGAAAAGTTGCATTACAGGGGTCAATCTAGACCCATATATACCATCTAATAAATAAATCGGAACCATGATAATCCATGGAATTACCATGTAAATTAATAACTTTATTAATTTATTCATCATATTATTACCATTCCTAATCCTTACTATATAAATAAATCATATATATTAAGGTAATCAAAAATATTAGCAATCCACCACTAATAATAAATAGGAATGTAATTGCTTCTTCAAATTTGTAAAACAATTCCATTCCAAATATGAATTTTATTAAGAAACCAAAAGAAGTTGTTATTACTAAAATTCCAGAAAATAGTAATATCAAACTAATAATTGCTTCAGTTTTCCGATCTATTTCCATTCACCTCCTAAGATTCTTGTTAATTCACTTTTAATGAATTTGATTCCTTCTTCATCAAGATCTACCGAAGGAACTGTACCACTATATACTTCATTCTCTAATAGAAGTTCTATTAAAGCATTTGTATGATCTCTACAACTATAGCAAAATTGCTCTTTAAGATCTGGCTGCTCACAGCACGTACAGAATTCATATAATCCTTTACTAATAATATAAGATAATATTCTTATCTTATCTATTTTTAGAAACGGGAATTCCATCCATACTTCATTTTTTCTGAAGTTTTTATTAAATGATTCTACCATATCTTTATAGAATGGTAAATGATAAACTCTAGAATCTCTATCTAGAGTGCCATCTAATACTATATTTAAATGAGCTCCACCAATAAATGGAACTACTGAATTTATAGTATTTACCATCAACAGATCGTAAGAATTTTCTGCATATTCTGCATACTCATCTAAATCAGGGATATCTCTAACTACTTTAAGAAATTTTACATCATCACTATTTTCATTAATATGAGATATGAATTTTTCAGTATATTCCTTCTCTAGTTCTAATTTTCCTTCATGTATTAGATTACTTTCAATATGTAATGCATACACATTCTTTACATTTTCTAATTCTGTTTTAGTTTTAATAGCTATATCTAATAATGCAGTAGAATCAAATCCTCCAGAATATAATACAATAAGATTAACTGTTGTATCATCTGGTATACCTTTCAGTATTCCTTCTACTGCATTAATTCTATTTTCTAGCATTGTTTCTCCTTTTAGAATTACTATCAATTCCAAGTAAGAAATCGATTAGCCAAGAACAGCCTATCAGCATCAACCCTATAATATATAAGATTAGCTCTGTAGTTGTTGCATAGGTTGCAATGAAATCTTTTGATGCTAGCATAAATACTAGCAGTCCTAATAAAACTCCTAAGTTCATTATCTCTTAGCTCCTCTAAAAATATTCAAAATCGCTTTAAAATCTACTCCGTAGATGTAAAGTAAAATGGATACTGATGCTAACATCAATACGATGCTTGGAATTGCTAGAATGATATTACCAGCAGTAATAGCTAGAAACAATTCGAAACCAATTACAAATCCTACAATAAAAAATACTTTACCCATGATGAGTACCTCCTAGAAATAAAAATTAAAATATAAAATAGAAATATTAAGAATCATATTTCACCTTTATAATATATATATATAATTCTTTAAGATTACAAAAAAAATAATAGAAGAAGAAGGAGGATGAACCTCCCTCTTATTATCTAACCATTACCGGTCTTGCCGTCATATCGATTACACTTGTATCCGCATCATATTCCATATTATGGCTAATCAAGAAACATTGCTCGCAACCAACCATAGCAATTAATTGTTTAAGTAATCCTATAAATTGGATACGGTTCTCTGTATCAAGACCACCATCAATTTCGTCTAACTTAAGAATATTATAATCAGTAGATGAATTGGAAAGAATTGCAAATGATAAGATCATACTAATCATACAAATTTGACTTGTACTCATAGATGAAATATCATCATTCAATAATCCATTACCTAAACATGGAATTCTAAATTCAGCTTCATTGATAACAAATGGCTGAATGATAAATTGACCATTGAATATTAAACTTAGTAATTCATTAGCCTTTAAAATAATATTTCCCATATACGTTCTCATAAACACCGTCTGAATGCCCGTAGTTGGGGACAAATAGTAACGTACTGCTTCGAGAATTGAGAAATTTTTATTATACAGGTCTAAGTCCCTTTGATAGTCTTCTAGAAGCGTTTTATTTGATGCTATAGAATCTCTATCTTGGAGAATCATATTTAACTGCTCATTTAATCTATTAGATTTTTCTTTAGCAGAATCTAAATCAACTTGTAAGCCAGATACCTGCTTAGCTATATCTGATAAAGAGCTCATTTTATTTTCTAAGTCTTTGATATCATCTAAGTCACTAAGTACTTTATTAATGATATCATAGCTATTAGAATATGCCTCGATTTTATAATCAAGAACTTCACGCTTATATTTTAAAGATTGAACTTTCTCAGATTCATCAAGAATATCACCATCAATTTTAGATAATGATTCTCTTAAATCTGAAATATTAGAATCCAATTCTTCTATTAGATATTTATTGGCTTCATATTTAATAGCTGGCTCTTTTAATGATTCTAAGATATCTTCATATTTATCTTTAGTAATCATTATATTATAGACACCACGAATTCTATTAAATTCAGTATTTACTTTTTCCATATTATCTAAGCTTTCTAAAAGATTATATGGATCAAGAATATAACTAATTGGAGTCTTGTCCAATAGCTTTCTAAAAGACATAATCATTCCATGAAGATTATTAAATCTATTCCAGAAATCATATACTTCTGTATAGAATTCTGATTTAGATTCAAGTTCTTTTATCATCTTATTAATCTCAGATATCTCTTTATTGATTGAATCAATTCTAGATTCTGGATTTTTAGATGATGCATCGATAGCTTCTTTTACATATGCACAAGAATCAATTTTACATTCTTTAGGTCTAAGAGCCAATCCTTTAGCTTTATCAAAAAGAATTTCATAAGCACGTAATTCTGATTCTAAATCTAATAATTCTCTAGATAACTTTCTATGCTCTTCAGAAATGATTGGTAACTGACTTATATAATTTCTATTATTATCTAAAGTAGATCTTACAAAGTTAGATTTATCTTTTCTTGTAGTAGAATCTAACCCATTATATAGTGTATCTATAACTGGTACTATCATTTCTACTGCATTAATAAGACTTTCAGCTTCTGATGTATTTTTTATATTTAAATTCAAAGATTTGATTTCTTTATCAATTTCCGAAATCTTATTTTTAGATTCATTATATAGATTCAAATCAGATTCAGAGAAGCTATTATCTAAAATAGAATCTCGTTTTGTTATCTTAACTTGGAGTTCTTCATAAACTTTAGTCTTTTCATTTGTAAGAGAATCAAGCTTAGTGCTAGCTTTAGCTTCATCTGAAATAACTTGTTTGATTTCATTATTAGATTTCTCTAAATTCTTATTAATCAATTCATATATTTCAGTTGTATCAGTAGTGTATGGAATTTCACCTTTACAAATATCAATTATAGTATTGATATCTTTATCGACTGCAGCTTTGAGTTCTCTTAAACTTTTCTCTGCATTATAATAAGTTTCTAAGTTATTATCTTTAGATAAAAGTTCAATTTGAGAATCTAATTTTGCAGTCTCTAATATAGCTTGATCTCTTTCAGCAGAAACTAATTCTACTTGCCGAGTGATATTATTAAATCTAACATTCAACTCTTCTATATTACCAATTTGCGCAATCTTAGAAGAGATTGTATTAATCATACTTTTGAAGTTTGAATATTTCTTAGTAACGACTTTATACATGTTGTTGTATACTTCGATACCATTGATAATGCTATTAACAAACTTCTTACGCTCTGCTGGTTTCTTATCTGCTAACCCTCTATCCTCAGAAGATAATTGAGATAGAGTTAAAAAGTTAGCATCTAAATTAAATAGATCAAAGATAATATCCTTACCTGAAGTTACATTCCAAGTTGGATTTAATTCTTCTCTCTTATTTCCTTTATAGATTTGAAGTTTAACTTGCCCTCTAGATCCATCAGACTTAACTGGATGGATATAAACGATTTCATAAACTTCACCATTATATAAATATCTTAAAGATTTCTTACCCTCCAATCCAGGAATGATTGCACTATTATCATCTTGAAGTGGCGATAAAGCTTTTAATAAAGTTGATTTACCGGAACCATTAGAACCACGGATTATAATAATATTAGAGGTAGACTGTGATAAGTCTACCTCTAATATATTGTCTCCGCGACCATTATAGATTCCTATGTAATTCTCAAGTCTTATGTAAATAAGTCTCATATTATACCTTTTCAATTTTGTAAAGTCTATGGTTATCATCAATTTTCGTAAAACTGTTTATTACAATTTTATCACCGACTGAAACCATATCGTAATCTAATTTAGAAACTGGTATTGAAAAATCACCATTAATTTCTACATTGTAAAAGAGAGGTACATCTTTTCCTTCTCTTTTACTTGTTATTGTATACTTTGGAGATAATTTTACATAGTCTATAAATAAAATTATCATGAATATAATAATCAATAAGAGCCCACATATGAGCCCTAATTCTAAAGTCATTTTTATACTTCCTTTTTAATATTAAACTATTTGTATGTGTAATATGAGATACTTTTTTATTACTTAGAGTTATAATATGCTAGCACTACTATTGCTAAAAATATAAATGCAGTCACAACTTCTATAGGAATATCACCAGGAGTGGTTAAATTCTTATAAAAGGTAACTGCCATAGTCAATAGTATTACTAGAGTTATGAAGTCTAATTTCATTATTTATTACCTGTAACCTTAGACTGTTTTCTCTTTTTAGAATATACTAAGAATGCAGTACCGGCGATAGATACAAGTAGTGTAATCCAAATAGGAGACACTAAAGTTAATCCATCTGGAAGTATGATAGCTACACAGATAGTAAGTAAAATAGAGAGAAGCATATATAAGGTCCCAACTATCTTAATAAAACTAAATACTGACATATTACCTCCGTGGACGAGATATGATATACATTACTGTTAATAACATCATCGATATTGAAGATATAAAGCCGATATTCGCAATAATGCATAGCAAACCTGATAAAAGTAGTATGGTAAATGCTAAATTGGACATGATATCATTCCTTGCTATACTTTTCTATAATTACTAGTAAGGCTTTGAATATCTTATAACCTAGAAATAAAATTAAAGCAGTTAGAACGACTGATGTCGAATAAATAAACAATAAGATTCTACCTTCGATAGTTTGAAGCATATCGGATATAATGTAGGCAAAGCAACTAATATAAATTATAGCACCTATGATGTATAAAATTTTACTTTTTGTAATCATAAGGGTTTCTCCTTTCTTTATATTATTGCTTTGTTTTAACTAAAAATCAGCCTTTTCTTCAGTTGGACATGGTAGTCCAAATCTCCAGTCAATAGAAGATGTATGCCCACATTCTCTACACTTGAATTTATATAGCTGGTAATTGCTTAGTTTATCTTTTACTTCATCTTTGCTTAACATGTTTAGATATGAAGAATACTTTACAATAGAACCATTAATGGTTACTAGATCCATATTCTTTGATCCACATTTAAGACATGTGCTAGCACTTACAATTGCCTCTTTCATATTAATTATCCTCAAAAAATAAAAAGGACTTGGGTGTTTGACCCAAGTCCATAATTATTATTTTCCCATTTGATCTAAAGCTTTACGTACTTGAGCTTCAATATCATTTTCTAGACGTGTTTTCTTTTCGTCTTCCGTTTCAGGTTTGATATCTTCAACACCTTTAGATTCGATTAAATCTTCAATGCGTTTTACAATGATATCCATAACTTCTTTTTGAATAGTTTCTGGAATTTCATTATATAATTCAACTTCAGAAGAATAAACTTGAGCAACTTTTACGACATCATTCAAATCTCTAGATTTAGCTAAAGAGATAAATGCATCGCGAACTTGAACAGTATTAACATTTTGCTCATAGAATACTTTATCAATAGTATTCAATAAGCGTTTTAAGTTAAACTTAGGTTCATTAGATGCTTCGGTAATTCTTGCAGTATTCTTAGGAGAATAGAAAAGATTTTTATATTCTTCATCTTCTAATTGATTTAATACTTCTTGCAAGAACCCTTGAGAATCATTGATTTTAAGTTTTTCACATTCATTCATAATAACTTCAGTTGCTTTAGATGTATGGAATTTAATATATCCAGTTAC